CACAGTGGAAGACGCACCAGCTCTTGCACCCCGACAAAGTAAAACTCGGCTTTTGGGGAACTGTCGATTTTATTGTACGCAAGTACGAGCCAGCTCTCTTTTGAGCAATAGAATAACTCTCTATCGCTCATGAAAGGCCGCCCTGCGCGGCCTTTTTTGTGCCCTTTTCGCGCATCGGCGCACGGTGCAGTTAGAGGCTGCCTATGCGCCGAGTTTCACTTTTAACGCTCCTGCTGCTCGTCGTCTGCTGCGTTTTCTGTATCACCGTAACCGGCTGCAGTAATCTTCCCGCCGCCGCGCCGCAGAACCCCACCCCCGGCGTCTATTACTCACTCTGGGGCCTGAATCAAGCGCCGCGCATGACGCCCGGCGATCCGTACAAAATCCCGAATGATCCCGGTCTGGTCGGTTACGTGCAGACCGCATGGAATGGCAAGGGCGCGACGATAGCCACGGTAATGACCCTGAAGCCAACAATCGCGGGTGCCGAGTACATCACGGCCACCGTCGCCGATCCCTACTCGGTTTCAGATGTAGACCCCCCGGCTATCAGGCTGTTTATCGAGCTGCCGCACGATCACTTTCTCGACCCTGATATGCGCTGGTGGTGTACGGCAAACAAATTCGACATTTTAGCGGATGGGACCTTTAGCGTATCTTGCCCGCTGGATTGGCGTCTGTGGACAGATGTAGACGGCCAGCACATTGAGAACCTCGATCCAGCCAATATGACACCGGCTCAGATAGCAGCCGCCCAGGATGAGTTTGAGGCGCAAGCACTCAGCCAGTCTCTCTATGGCGGATGGACGTTCGGGGGCCAGGATTTCGCGGGCCATGGCATCTCCTGCACAGGCGACAACGTCTGCACTTTCACTCTTGATAGCTTCACGGTCGAGTAACAGCCCGTCTTTGTTCGGTTTGCCTTGTAAGTGGCAAGGTGGAGTTAGAGGGAGTGCCAGTGTCGCAAGCCGATGTGATCGCTATCAATGAGCTGACAAGCGAACTACGCGGGTTTCGTGAGGATTTAAGCGTATTCCGCACACAACTCTTCGGCCAGGTTGAAGGCGAAAACCCGCAGGGTCGTCTTCCGCGCATCGAGGCAAAGCAGGAGAATCACGAGCGCCGCATCGTCCGCATAGAGCGCTTTACGTGGATCGGAGCAGGCGTGGTGCTCATGCTGGCATTTGCCGACAAAGCCACGGATTTTGTCTACCACATTCTCAGTATTGTGAGGCACTAATGGCCCTCCAGAAGATTTCTGTTGCAAAGCAGAAAGCAATCGCCAAACTCCACAAACAAGGGTTGACTTATCGGGCGATTGCCAGGCGCGTGGGCGTACATTTCACCATCGTCGGTGATTACGTGCGCGGCGATTCCAAGCCGGCCCCACAGAAGACAGATGCAGAGATTGAGGCCTCGATCCGCGCGCAACTTAAGCGCACGGCGGCATCGCCAGCCGATCTGGCCGAGGTGCTCAGTGTCAAGCCCGGCCAGGTGCGGCGCTTGCTTGCCGGCATGGAGCGGCGCGGTGTTCTGTTGGTAAAGCATCCCGACGGCCAGTTCGAGATGGCTTCAACCATCAATATCGCGCCTGGCCGTTTTGAATTGAGGGCAAAGCCCGGCCAGGAGCAACTCTACGGCATCACCTCGGATAACCATCTCTGCAGCGTGTACAGCCGGCTCGATGTGCTCAATGCGGCCTACGACCACTTTGAGCGCCGCGGCATACGCCACGTGTTAAACGCCGGCAACATGATCGACGGCGAGGCTCGTTTCAATAAAACCGAGTTGCTCACCGCGCCCGGCATGGATAACCAGATCGATTACCTGATCGACAAATGGCCCGTGCGCAAAGGAATCGTTACCCACTTCATCGCCGGCGACGATCACGAGGGCTGGTACGCGCAGCGCGAAGGCATCGAGATCGGGCGCTATATGGAGCGCCGCGCAAAAGACGCTGGCCGCGAAGATCTGCATTACCTGGGATACGCCGAGGCCGACGTTGCGCTGCGGTGCGGCTCCGGGGCCTCTGTGATGCGCGTAGTGCATCCGGGCGGCGGTTCCGCCTACGCCACAAGCTACACGGCGCAGAAGCTCGTGGAGAGCTATCAGGGCGGCGAGAAACCACACGTGCTCATCATCGGCCACTATCACAAGTTTGAACACGGTTACCCGCGCGAGGTGCATTGCGTGCAGGCCGGGTGTACCGAAGATCAATCGCTGTTCATGCGCAAGCGTAAGCTCGGCGCGCACGTTGGTTTTCTTGAAATGCGGATCACTCAGGACGCCGCCGGCGTAATCAATCGCTTCGGCGTCGAGTGGTTCCCTTTCTTTGACCGCGGCTTCTACGAAAAGAGGTTCAAATGAAGACGAGCCAGACTGGACTCGATCTTATCAAGAAATCCGAGGGTTTCCGGGCCAGCACCTACCTCGACGTTGCCGGGTTTCCGACGATCGGCTATGGCCACAAGCTGACTCACCCGAACCAGTTTCCTAATGGAATAAGCGAGACCGAGGCGTCCGTTATTCTGAGCACCGACGTGGCCAGCGCCGAGGGAGCCGTATCGCACCTCGTGCGCGTGGCGCTCACGCAGGGCCAGTTCGACGCGCTGGTTGATTTCGTTTTCAACCTCGGAGCCGGACGCCTTCAGGGCTCTACGCTCTTGCGCGATCTGAATGCCGGCCAGTATGCGCCGGCGGCCGAGCAAATCCTTGCATGGGATCACGGCGTTGTAAATGGCCGCGAAACGGAACTATCGGCGCTCAAAGCGCGCCGCCTGGCTGAGCACACACTCTGGAATAGTTGAGGCGCTTATGAAGATTGAGTATATCCAGAAGATCGAGGGCACTATCGTATTGCCCTTTGTGATCGACGCTTATATAAGCTTGCGCCAGGCGGGGAATATTGAGGCCTGCGCTTGCCCGGCATCTGGATACGAGGAGGCGTTCTATATCCTCAACCGCCGCAAAAACATCGTGGCGGTGCTCTCATTCTTCAAGAGCAAAGAAGGTGAATTCACTGTCAACATGGGATTCGTGCTTAAGCCCTACCGTAAGCGCGGCTATTACGGCGCACTGTGGAATCGTCTAGTGGAAGAAGGCCGCTCCCGCGGCCTCAAGCGCATCACCGGCTATCACAAGCCGGGCAACGCGGCGCTCCTTGGATTCAACGAACGGGTGGGCCGCAAAATCAAATACATTTGCTCAGAGTTTGAGTTGTAACGTACGATACAAAATCCCAAGGAGAAGCCATGCTCACCGGCTCAATCGAAGCCTCGCCTGCGCAGTCCACAACTTACCCGTTTCTTGACGCCAAGTTTCTTGGGGCGATGAACGACATAGGCCGGTACGGCAATGAGAAGTATGGGAAAGACAGCTTTCATCAACGCGCCCGCGTGGGTGACAGGTCAAGGAATGGCATGGCCCGCAACGAGTCGGCGGTGATCGGCCGCCACGCGCGGGATCACTTCGATATGTACCTGGCCGGTGAGCTGCATGATCGCTTCAACACCCGGAAGCATCAACTTGCAGCCGTGGCATTCAATGCGATGATGGAGTTCTATTACGCGAGCCTGGAAGACGAAACGGTTTAGGCGCTGCGCTTGACCACCCGCGGCCCTTGCTGTCTGCGGCCCCGCTCACTCAACTCAATCGCCATCACCGCGTCGTACTTGGCCTGCCTGCGGATGTGGCTGTAATACATCATCATCTGTTCGGTGACGTGTCCGGCAATGGCTCTTACTGTTTCCGGCTGCACACCGTTTTCTAACAGGCGGGTGATGCACTGGTGCCGTAGATCGTGCGGCTTGAGTTGGGTAAAGCCCGTCGCGGCGCGGAGCTTATCCCAACTCTTGCGCAGAAACCATCGACTCGCGGGCTTCGCGGGGTTCCATTTTTTACGGTTTACGCGGAACGGAAACAGATAGTGATCGGGCAAGCACGAACCCAGGCTGAGCGCCCGCTTGTAGCATTGCTCGACGGCCCACCTGGCCGTGCGGTTAAGGGCGATTTTGCGCGGGCGACTCGAGTTTTTCACCGCGTCTTCTGGCACGTAGATCTCGGATATTTCGTTGCCCTCGCGCAGAAAAATATGTTTCATGCGCAGGCCGCGCAGCTCACATCCGGCCGCCGTGGTGTTGTTTGTGATGCACGCCACCCAATAAGCCAGGGCCGCCTCGGGGTGGCTTGCGGCTTTGCTGAATAATTCTTCTTCGTCTTCCTCGCTGAGCACGTCGCGCGGGCTCCACGTTGGGATGCCCAACGGGGAATAGTAGGGCCTGATTCTTTCCCACAGCCTGCAATGCTGCAGAATCTGCCCGAGTGTCGATAGCTCGTGATTGATGATCGAATGCCCGGCGGCGTGTTTCCAGGGGCGCACCTCGCCGCCGTCGACGGTGGTGATGAGGTTGGACGCCCGCGCGATCTGGTAAGCCTTCAGGTGGCCGGCAGTGATATCGCATAAGCGGATCACGCCAAAGAATCGCCCCAGTGCATCGATATAACCGTCTGATGTTTCATGCGTGCGGGCCTTGAGACTACGGCGTTGCCGACGGATTTCCAT